GACTCTGTGAGGCCATACCTGATGCCACCTTACGCAGTACCTGAAAATTCGGGATCCAGAAAATCTCATCGACGTACAGGTCGCCGTTATGACTCTGTGCGGTGTTGGAGTTGGTGCCGAGAAAAATCAGTTTTGCGCCGTTATTGCCCAGGACAATCGGGTCACCGGTCAGGTCAACGTCAACCAGACGGGCAAAGGCGATGATGTATTCACGGAATACATACGCCTGCGTTTTACTGGCCGACAGAAAAATCTGGTTATGACCGGTTTTCAGGGCGCGCAGCAGCGCCTCGCGGGAAAAATAAAACGTTGCGCCAATCTGACGGGATTTCAGGATATCGCGGATGCGGTGCTCAAGCCCGGCGCGATACCAGTGCAACTGATAGTCGAAAGACTGCTCAAAGAAAATCTGCTCCAGCTTTTCGATGGCCTCGTCACTGAAAAAATTCTTTTTCGGTTTGCGCCGCCCGCCTTTGTTGCGGTTAGCGACGTTCGGATTAAGGTCTGCCTCGTTGCCGGTCTGGCTGTAACGATTTACCCGTGCCAGTCGTTCAATCTGGCGTCCCAGCAGGTCAATTTCCTTGAAGTCACCGCCGGTTTTCTGCGGTTTGATGATGAGCTGGGTCAGTCGCGCTTCCAGACTCATTTCGACACGGCTGATGGGGGCAACGCTGTCCCAGCCGTCGCGCTGTTTCCAGCTCTGCACCGTCGGGCGTTTCATCTGCAACATGGCGGCAATCTGCGGCACGGAAAACCCCTGCCAGTACAGCAGCGCCGCCTGACGACGCGGGTCGTGTAAAAGAGTGGTGTCTGTGGTGATGGTCATGAATACCTCGCCGTGATGAATACACGGCAAGGCTACTGAGTCGCGCCCCGCGATTCGCTAAGGTGCTGTTGTGTCAGTGATAAGCCATCCGGGACTGATGGCGGAGGATGCGCATCGTCGGGAAACTGGTGCCGACATGTGACTCCTCTAATCACTATTCAGGACTCCTGACAATGGCAAAAAAAGTCTCAAAATTCTTTCGTATCGGCGTTGAGGGTGACACCTGTGACGGGCGTGTCATCAGTGCGCAGGATATTCAGGAAATGGCCGAAACCTTTGACCCGCGAGTCTATGGTTGCCGCATTAACCTGGAACATCTGCGCGGCATCCTGCCTGACGGTATTTTTAAGCGTTATGGCGATGTGGCCGAACTGAAGGCCGAAAAGATTGACGATGATTCGGCGCTGAAAGGCAAATGGGCGCTGTTTGCGAAAATCACCCCGACCGATGACCTTATCGCGATGAACAAGGCCGCGCAGAAGGTCTACACCTCAATGGAAATTCAGCCGAACTTTGCCAACACCGGCAAATGTTATCTGGTGGGGCTGGCCGTCACCGATGACCCGGCAAGCCTCGGCACGGAATACCTGGAATTCTGCCGCACGGCAAAACACAACCCCCTGAACCGCTTCAAATTAAGCCCTGAAAACCTGATTTCAGTGGCAACGCCTGTTGAGCTGGAATTTGAAGACCTGCCTGAAACCGTGTTCACCGCCCTGACCGAAAAGGTGAAATCCATTTTTGGCCGCAAACAGGCCAGCGATGACGCCCGTCTGAATGACGTGCATGAAGCGGTGACCGCTGTTGCTGAACATGTGCAGGAAAAACTGAGCGCCACTGAGCAGCGCCTCGCTGAGATGGAAAACGCCTTTTCCGCACTTAAGCAGGAGGTGACTGACAGGGCGGATGAAACCAGCCAGGCATTCACCCGCCTGAAAAACAGTCTCGACCACACCGAAAGTCTGACCCAGCAGCGCCGCAGTAAAGCCACCGGCGGTGGCGGTGACGCCCTGATGACGAACTGCTGACCGGTGTCAGTCAGTCCGGGAAAACCTTCACGATTAACCCTTAATTTCAGGAAAAACTATGCGCCAGGAAACCCGCTTTAAATTTAATGCCTACCTGTCCCGTGTTGCCGAACTGAACGGCATCGACGCCGGTGATGTGTCGAAAAAATTCACCGTTGAACCGTCGGTCACCCAGACCCTGATGAACACCATGCAGGAGTCCTCTGACTTTCTGACCCGCATCAACATTGTGCCGGTCAGCGAAATGAAAGGGGAAAAAATTGGTATTGGTGTCACCGGCTCCATCGCCAGCACCAGCGACACCGCCGGTGGAACCGAGCGTCAGCCGAAGGACTTCTCGAAGCTGGCGTCAAACAAGTACGAATGCGACCAGATTAACTTCGATTTTTATATCCGCTACAAAACGCTTGACCTGTGGGCGCGTTATCAGGATTTCCAGCTCCGTATCCGTAACGCCATTATCAAACGCCAGTCCCTTGATTTCATCATGGCCGGTTTTAACGGCGTGAAGCGTGCAGAAACCTCTGACCGCAGCAGCAATCCGATGCTGCAGGATGTGGCGGTCGGCTGGCTGCAGAAATACCGCAATGAAGCCCCGGCGCGCGTGATGAGCAAGGTCACTGACGAGGAAGGGCACACCACCTCTGAGGTCATCCGCGTGGGTAAGGGCGGTGATTATGCCAGCCTTGACGCACTGGTGATGGATGCGACCAACAACCTGATTGAGCCGTGGTATCAGGAAGACCCTGACCTTGTGGTGATTGTGGGACGTCAGCTACTGGCGGACAAGTATTTCCCCATCGTTAACAAGGAGCAGGACAACAGCGAAATGCTGGCCGCTGACGTCATCATCAGCCAGAAACGCATCGGTAACCTGCCAGCGGTACGCGTCCCGTACTTCCCGGCGGATGCGATGCTCATCACGAAGCTGGAAAACCTGTCCATCTACTACATGGATGACAGCCATCGCCGCGTGATTGAGGAAAACCCGAAACTCGACCGCGTGGAGAACTACGAGTCAATGAACATTGATTACGTGGTGGAAGACTACGCCGCCGGTTGTCTGGTGGAAAAAATTAAGGTCGGTGATTTCTCCACACCGGCCAGGGCGACCGCAGAGCCGGGAGCGTAACCGATGACGAGTCCCGCACAGCGCCACATGATGCGGGTCTCGGCAGCGATGACCGCGCAGCGGGAAGCCGCCCCGCTGCGACATGCAACTGTCTATGAGCAGATGCTGGTTAAGCTCGCCGCAGACCAGCGCACACTGAAAGCGATTTATTCAAAAGAGCTTAAGGCCGCGAAAAAGCGCGAACTGCTGCCGTTCTGGTTGCCGTGGGTGAACGGTGTGCTGGAGCAGGGCAAAGGTGCACAGGATGACATTCTGATGACGGTCATGCTGTGGCGTCTGGATACCGGCGATATTGCCGGTGCGCTGGAGATTGCCCGTTATGCCCTGAAGTACGGTCTGACCATGCCGGGTAAACACCGCCGCACCCCGCCGTACATGTTCACCGAGGAGGTGGCGCTCGCGGCCATGCGCGCCCACGCTGCCGGTGAGTCTGTGGATACCCGCCTGCTGACGGACACCCTTGAACTGACCGCCGCTGCTGACATGCCTGATGAAGTGCGCGCAAAGCTGCACAAAATCACCGGTCTGTTTCTGCGTGACGCTGGTGATGCCGCCGGTGCGCTGGCGCACCTGCAACGTGCGACACAGCTAGACTGTCAGGCAGGCGTCAAAAAAGAGATTGAACGACTGGAGCGGGAACTGAAACCGAAGCCGCAGCCAAAAGCGGCCACCCGCGCCCCGCGTAAGACCCGGAGCGCGACACCGGCAAAACGTGGACGCCCGAAAAAGAAAGCCAGTTAACAACCGAATGCGCCCCGCGCCAGGGCGGCACGCCGGTCAGTGAGGGTGAGTCACCTGACACTGCACCGGCGTCCACCGCCCGACTTTTCAGAGGTAGTCATGATGACGCTGATTATTCCGCGAAAGGAGGCTCCCGTGTCCGGTGAGGGTACGGTGGTCATCCCGCAACCGGCAGGCGACGAGCCGGTGATTAAAAACACGTTCTTTTTTCCCGATATCGACCCGAAGCGCGTCCGGGAACGTATGCGCCTTGAGCAGACCGTCGCCCCCGCCCGTCTGCGTGAGGCCATCAAGTCAGGCATGGCGGAGACGAATGCGGAGCTGTACGAGTACCGCGAACAGAAAATTGCCGCCGGTTTTACGCGTCTGGCGGACGTCCCGGCGGACGACATCGACGGTGAAAGCATCAAAGTTTTTTACTACGAGCGCGCCGTGTGTTCGATGGCGACCGCGTCGCTTTATGAGCGTTATCGCGGCGTGGATGCCAGTGCGAAAGGCGACAAAAAGGCCGACAGCATAGACAGCACCATTGATGAGCTGTGGCGGGATATGCGCTGGGCAGTGGCGCGCATCCAGGACAAGCCGCGCTGCATCGTGAGTCAAATCTGATGAAGACCTTTGCGCTACAGGGCGACACGCTCGACGCCATTTGTGTCCGGTATTACGGGCGCACTGAGGGCGTGGTCGAGGCCGTGCTCGCCGCAAATCCGGGACTGGCTGAACTGGGTGCGGTGCTGCCACAT